TGAAGAGAGTACAGAACTGGTCGCAATTTGCGACCTTACAGAAGTATCAAAATGGAATGTAGCAAAGGTAAAACAAGCAATACAAGACGAAGACTAATAATGTACTAAAAGAAACTTAGAGCGTTTTCCTGAAAATGAATTCTTCTACGTCGCTACACCTGAAGAGAGTACAGAACTGGTCACAGATTGTGACCAGTTCCAAGTCAAAATGGAAAGGAGGTATAATGATGATATTTCACAATATATGGCCAATTACAAAAAATCACTATCCGACTGTTAAAGGACGAATAAATATTTTAACATTGCTAAGGTCAGAGATGATGAGGAGATCGTTTAAGATAGCAGGAAGCAAATATATAAAAGATACCATGCATATGACGGAGAAAAAGATATGAGTGCTTGCATTGAAGGTAGGGTGGCCTCAAAGTTCGTAGCTCTTTTGTCTAAGGACAATCTTGGTAGACTTAGCGCTGAATATGTAATCAATTATCTTAAGACAGAAAAGAAAAGGAGGAAAAGAGCATGAGTATGGTAGGGCAATTTAGAGGGCAATGTTATGTAAAAGAGGATAAGCTAGGCAGGTTTAACATATATGATTACCTCCGAGAAGAGAAATACAAACAGACGTCTATGAAATTATAAGCTTATAGAGATCAAAAATATGGGGACAGGATATCGAGCAGCAAAGCTATACTAGGTGTGGCAAAAATAATAGAACTGGGCAATATTACCCAGCTCTATTTAGTTTCTATTAACCGAACGATAGTCCAGCGAACTGCAAACTTGCAGTCTCTTGAACTAGAAGACTATTAGCATCTGTTTGTGAGCTGTAGCCGTCTACAACTGCACCAGTTATAATATAACTAAGATGATAAGCTCCTACATTGCCTCCTCGTTTAAAGAATGTCAACATATGACTATTCACGTTTCCGTCTGTTGTCCATACGCCACTGCCGGCTTCTCCTAGCAGTGCAGTTATTGATTGCGCACCTACTATTCTGCCCAACTGTACGGTTCCTACCGGACGACCTGGAGCAAAATATACATTAGCAGACCCAATTTCGTATACACGATTTAGGGGCTGATTAAACTGTATAGAGACTTGCTGAACCAAATACTCAGCTGCACTTCTACCGCCACCACTAATAATCAGTATCATAGCATCTGCGGTAACAAAATTTGCTGGCCTAAACTTAGTCTCTTTGCCAAAAATATCTGCCATTTAAAATTCCCTCCCTATATATACATTGTTTGTTGTACTGATAACACGTTCATCGGTCCAACAATTTCGTATGTTATAGCTATTTCGAGTTTAGTCTTTTGAGTCAGACTTTTCGTTATAGAGTCTACTGTGCCGCTTATTATTGGAGAGCCTATTTGCTCGCTTACTGAGATTTTTTTTGTTTCTATACCAGCTAGAAGCTTTGCTCTGACGGCGTCATATGCTGCATCGTACATGTTCCATCTTCCTGGAAATTCTGCAAGTTGGCCAGACATATAGTAAGAGATGCTATCATAGGTTACGTCTACGCTTAGTTCTGCCCACTCTTCTCTGTCTACATTAGTAGTTAACTGGTGTCTTATAAATGGGACATCTTCTGCAGTTTCCTGTATAACGCTAAGTACGCCATCGTCTGCAAGGTCTTGCATCTCGTCTTCAGAAAAGGTAACATAAGTTAATTCTACACTGTCAACATTTTGTAGTTCGAAATTTGTTATGCCCTGATGAGGATCAACAGAACTTTTTAATCCAGCTATAGCAGATGCAAGGTGAATGCTGCTAGCGGTTTGCCCGTCGTTATCTATATATTCCCAAGGAAATATTAAACATATTTTTCTGCTCTTAAGTTTTTTTGCAAATGTAGAAAAATAAGCTGACTTATCATCATTGCTATATTTTTTATAAATTTCATACTTAGATGCAGAACTGATAGGAGTCACCAGCGCAGGAGATATTTTAAAAGAGGAGTCACTATATATTTCAGTGATATCATACTCTTCAAAAACAATCTCACCATTCTCGTCTGTTTCAAATTTAAATTTTAGAACATGAGTATTTGCGGTAACTCCATCTTGGATTAGTTCAACGTCTTGGTCTTCTGAAATTTCTATATAGTTATACACTGTTTTAGATTCATTAGGATTAGCTATTGATACTGCGGTCAAGTCTCTTTCTGTCCCGTAGGCGTCTGTATAATTAACATATACATCTACTTGGTCAGGAGGAGTAATACTACAATACATTCGTCTCCATCTTTTAGATAGAGCGTCATTCATCTCTTCAAGATGAGTTTTAAAAAGTTCAATAATATCTTGTCGATCTGTAGCTGGAACTAAAGAATAAACATTAGGGTCTTTCTTTAAAATTTTAATTGCTTTTTCCCAGCCTGCGGTATCGTCTGTCTCTAAAGCTAGATACTTAGTATCTATATTAGGGCAGTTACTCACACACATATACACGCCATAGCCTAGGACTCCATCAGGGGCTACGTTCATAAGCTCAGTTTCTAGATCTTCTTTAGATGCTGATGATGAAACTTTTTTAACTCCTAGAGAGGATCCATAGAAAGCTAAGTATTCAATATATACTTTAGCATAGATTACTTTTAGGGATTCAGTTCCTGCATTCCAAGATGAATCAAAAAGTTTTATGTCCTGATATACATCCACTGTGTCTGCGCTTGCTTCCCATGCGTATTGTCCTGGAAGATCATCTTTGTAGCTATCTACTTTTGCATTAGACTTTACTAGCCTCATAGAAATACCAAGATTTTGTTTAGTTATTTCTACAGTCCAGGTATCTCCGAGGTCGAAACTGTCATCTGCATCAGCTATATTTATTGTTAACCCTGATAGATTAACATCGAACTCGACTGCTCCAGTGTTGTCTGTAATGACAAAAGCTTCTCCGTCATCTTTGCCTGATGCGCTAGTTATGGTCATCTCTGCTACATTGGTAGCTCCAACTTTAGTTATTTCAAATGTGTATATCTCTGTCTTTACAGTAGATAACGCATTTCCAACTTCAGCATATGTTCCGCCGAGTACGAGCACGGATGCTCCACTATTAGTTCCACCAGGAGTCAACACGCCCATAGAAGGAGTCTCAGCATCGAGTACTAACTGTGCTATGTTTTTCTTTGTAACTAGTGTTTTAAAAGCACCATCTTGTATAGCAGTAACCGGTACAGAGAATGTATCTCCGAGGACTAGCCCGCCTTGAGTATTTGTTGGGAAGGTTAAATATAATCCGAAACTACCAGCTAGTATAGCAGTATCTGCTGCGCTTGCTATTGTAGGTCCTGATGCATCTGTAGAGGATGAAGTTGTTTTAAATGTAGCTTCTCCCCATGGGCCCCCGTCAATTACTTCAAAATAATAAACCATATCTTTTGTTCCGGAGTAAACTCCAGAGACAACAGGAACTATAGCAGTGATTGCTTTTACTACTGAAACTATAAAGCTTAGGCCTTGAGTCAGCACTGTATCTCCACCATCTGTGATAGAAATGGTTAAGCCTAGAGAACCAGCAGTAAAATGGCTTTCAAATCCAGGAAATCGCCTCACTGCTTCGTTGTCTATGCCTGACTCGCTTGATATTTGAATTGTAGCTGCTGAAGGAGTAGCTCCAACTCCGATGACGTCTCCTAACACTAGAGTTCCAGTGCCGCCTGTATCAAACGAAAAGATAGTGCCTTTGTCATTAAGATTAAGAGGAAATGTAGATCCAAATCCTGCTACAGTTTGCTCTGACATAACAACTGAGTTAGTTATATCTGTGACAACCACTGCTGCAACTCCTGGGATTCCACCAGTAGATACTTCTATTTCATAACTAGTAACAATACTGTGATCAAAAATCGCAGTGTCAATAGTTACATCGTCATCGCCACTATTGCCGCCAGCAGGAGTTATCACAAATGTAGGTGCTCCTCCTGAGGAAAGAACAGTGAAGGAATATACATCTTCTAGCACATTACTTGAAAGGTCACCTAGGTAGGTACCTGCAGAAGCAAGTGTATCGTCACCTGCAACAACAGTTATTACTGGGTTTCCAATAGAATGGGCCTGAGTCGACTTATTCAAGCTAGATGTAGAGAGGCTACCTATTACTGAGTCTTCTTCTTCATGTAAGATACTTAGTATCTGAGTCTTGAAAATATTTGTGCCATTTGTTATTTCTATAATATCATTAACGTTTATATCACGCTCAAATATAGATGACCGTGGATATTCTATGCCAGTTGGACTTGTGTAACTTTTGAATACAAGATTATTAGTATCGACATCAGCTACAGTTCTTATTTTATTTTTAAAATTTGAAATTATTCTAAATTCATAATTTCCAGAGTCTTCATCCTTCTGTAAATACTCTAGCTCAGCTTCGTCGAAATAGACAGCTACTTTGCTGAAGTCAGAAATAGTACCGTTATTTTTTCCAGGATATGATAAAGTGTTAACAACATCTTTGTCATAAACGTTTGCATAACTTGCAGTTTTGTCATCAGCATAAGTTATGGCATTTCTCAACGGCCCTATCACTATTGGATATAGTCCCTTATCCTCGGCAGCATCGGCTTCGGTAAATCCTTGGAACATCTTGATTGTCGGTCTTTCAGTAACCGTCATATAATCATCTCCTTTTTATCCAATGTTATATGTGTCATTAAACTGAATATCTGTAATAGGCAAAGCTTGCGGTTGTAATGGCCAAGACTCATTAGAAGTGCCGTCCACTTGAATAGGGACCATCCAGAAATCTTTTGCTTCTTCAACTTTTCCAACTGCGCCGATGCTTCTTACGTTAAATCTTTCGAAATTAAAATCTTTTTTTATTATTGGAGCGTAAGCTATTAATAGTTCACTTACTGTCATTCCTAGTTCTTCTACTGTTCCTACCTCTGGGCTTATACAAAAGATGCTCCATCTGCAATTATAGGTAAAATTATATATCGTTTCTCCTGACGGACCAGCTTCTACCATAATATCACTCATTCCACGTCGTGCACCAATAGTGATTTCTTCTCTCTTTACATATATTCCAGGCCTGACTTGTGTAACGTCAGGAGTCCATCTATATGCTGCTTGTATGTCAATCTCAGAATGAATCCGGTCGTTTGTATATTTCGGTGAGTCGTTTTGTTTGAAATAATTTCTTAAGAGTTCTAGAATTATTCCGGTTAAAATTATTGATGTTTTTCGTTTTTCCATTAATTACCTCACGTCCATATGTTGTCAGTATCTTATACATCTAATTTGTACTCCATGTCAGTAGGAGATAATTGCCTTATATTTACTTTCTGGTCTACAGGAAAAGTTTGAATCATATTCCTTTGAACAGATTGAACATACCACCGTTTATTTCTATCTTTTTCGATTACTATATCGCCTTTAAAGAGTAATGGATATGTTATAAGCATTAGCCCATTAATGTGCTCTTGTACTCCGATCTCAGTATTGTTTATAGCTCTATCTCCTTCGACAATCTCGCATACTCTTTTTATAGAAGGATTGTATCCTCCTTTGATCATAGTTCCGTAGCAAGACAGACAATTTGTTTTAGTTCTATATCCGGTAACTGGATCAGAGCATTCAGTGCATGTCTCTCCGAGAATTTTTCTCTTCTTTATGTAGCAAGGGATCCCTGAGAACTGGTTACGTAATAAATCTTTACGTCTTATTATCTCTTTTGCTATTCGCAAGTTATTCATGGAGATCTTAGAAGTAAAGGATTTTGGTTGAGTTCCTTGCTTGTCTCCACAAACCTCTACCTCTAATATAATATACATATATTCTTGCTTAAATGCAATTGGAATAGTAAAATCATATTGATATTCATTTAATATTGGAAGTGTATTTACCTTTGTATATTCTCTTCCAGTAGGGTCATCAGTTATATAAAGAAAAAAATTATAATTCTCATTCGCTACTTCATTATTAACTGTCCATGTAACACTTATTTTATTTGGATAAACCGGTGTCACAATCATGTCCCTAATGTATATCATGTTCTATATCTTCCATCATTTCTATAATAAACCAAACTTGAATAGTCAGAACGTGTACTGCCCCAGCCTCTTGCATAATTTTCTGCTACTTTATTTTGCTTAACTCCATCCTTGAACTCTTGCTTCATTGAATTTCCCATCTGAAGATAGACATCAGCCATTGCTTGATCATCTATTGTTACTCCATCTGTAGACCAATTCATTTTGTTCCTGTAACGAGCAAGGCCCATTCCTAGCAACAAATAGCTGGTAGTTCCAATTAGGAGTAAATCTTTGTAGGGAAAGTCTTCAGGTCTCTTAGGGTCCATAGTCATGATTGGAGGAGGAATGGTATTGAAAATAGATATACTATTCTCAATACCCTTGCGTATCATTTCTGGATCAAATTCTGCTTGGTTCAATAGTCGGTTGTGTTCAGGATAGTCTTGTAGGAATATCCTGATGTCGTCTTGATTAAACATTTTCTTATTAGCTCACTTCTTTAAAAAAAAAGAATTAAACTTCGAAAATACCAACGTGAATAGCTTTTGCGTTAGCAAGTAACATTCCCAGTACTTTGTATGCATAGAACATAATGTATGTTCCTTTTTGTTCAAAGTAAACTGTAGTATCTTGAAGTGTGAAAAATTTACCAAGAAAGTCTTCTTTGCCAAAGAAATATGCTTTATTGTCAGCAACGTATTCATTCTTATTTGTTATGATAAGTTTAATACCCATTAGCTGAGTGATTGTTACACCTTTTGTATACTGGTCAGAAACATAAGTGTCACCTATGTCGTTCTTGTCCCATTTTAATAGTTCTTTAGCTGTAGTTGAATTAATCAACATACATCCGATTGGAATCTTTCTAGCTTCTAATGGTTTTAGTGCTTCAGCTACATTATTTTTTGTGAAGCCACCATCGTAAGTATCAATATATCCAAATGCTGTTGCTGTTTCGTCTACTAATTCTATCCATTTTTTGTCCTGTTGAGAAAGAACATCTTTAATATGATTGTCAGAAATAATTTTTCTGATATCATTTTGTCTTGTTTTAAGCTCAAAAAGATTTTTGATAGTTTTATCAGTAGTAATCATTGCGAATGGTACTTCAGCTGCTTCTTGCTCTATGTAAGTAGATTGAGGTAAGCCTCTAAATGATATCCATCGTGCGATTGAGTCAGGTTCTAACTCGACAATTTTTCTCATCTTGTCAAGATTAAGTGATCTGTCTAGGTCTGCGAAAGTAATCTTTTGTTCAGATAAAATTTTATCAGCGACGAAAGAATCTTCTCTTACTCTAGATCTAATGAAAGACCCAATAGAAACTGCCGCTTCTTTTTGCATCAGCTCACTGCCTTGGTTTTCTAAAAGCTTATCTGCGAATGCGTTATTGAAAGTTGCAGCAGGCATAGTGTGTTGTGTAGGCATATAAAAAATCCCCTTTATGGATTATAGGCTGACTAGTTAAATTTCTTTATTCTAATCATCTCTTTGTTGTTGATTTGTTCTGTACCATCATAACGACCTGCTATCGGTTTTGCTCCGCCAGCATGTTTCATCCATTTGCCTTCATTAGCAGTATCACCGATTTCAAGTTTGTCATCTTGTGCGAAAGACGCAGCAACAAATTGGTCAGTGTAAAGGATATAGTTGTTACAACTCACTGGGAGAGCATTAGAAAATGCTACAGAAGATTCAGTCTGGTCTTGCATCGCAAAATAAATAAGCTCGTCAGCTGCCCCAACAGCTTTAATTGCTTTTCCGGTAGCATCTTTTTTGATTGCCATTCCAGCTACAATACCTTCGTCTGTTGTAAGCGGAAGATTGTCTGTGATTGTACCATCAAATGGCCATCCTTGATATAGTTGCATTGCCATAGGTTAATTGCTCCTTGTTTTTATATATAAAAATTATCTATTAAATACCCACTCTTCAAATGGGTCAGATTTAGACTCAAAGCTGCTTGCTTTTCCCATTGTATGAGTACTAGTGTTCGTATTGATGTTTGCGTTTATGTCTAGAAATGAACCACTTTTGCTCATTAGATCTACAAATTTAGATGGATTATTAGACAAGTCTAATTTCATAACATCTGAAAGATGGTCTGGTATACTTCCTCTTTCTACACAAGAATCTATATAGTCAGCAACTTTCTCTATGTAGTTAACTTTCTCCGCTTCATATTTATTTATAGCGGAGGCTTGCTTATGGAGTACATCCTTAGATGTCTCATAATAGTGTATCACATTTTTAAGGAAATTTTTTTGCTTTCCCACTACTCAACCTCCTTGCTGTTACTCGATAATAGGTCATTTACTAATTCTGCTGAAGCCTGAGGTTCAGTTACTGGTTGTATAGGTTCTATATTTTGCATCTCTCCAACATCTTCTCTAAGTAAAGCACTCAGTGCCTCTACTACTGCTTCTTTCTGTGAAGCAGAGTCAGCAATAGTCTCTATAGTTTCTCTATCAAAGTTCTGAGACCCAGCGTATCCATTTATAAGAGCTTGCTCTTCTTCGTCATTAATTATATTCTTAGCTCGAAGACTACTAAGGATTGGACGAATCATTGCAAGGTCATAGCCTTGTTTTTGAAGGTCCTTTAGTCCAACCCGAAGAGCTCTAGTAGTCTTCGTTAGGACGGGTTTGCTATCTTTGTCAATTTTTTATTGATGTCTTTACCTCTGTTAAGCTTGTATAGATCATTCAATACTTGATTAGTAGCTTTTTCTGCTGCCTGTTTAACAATCACTGTGTTCTCTGCTGCTGACTTTTCAAAGGATGTATCTTTTATGCTAGGATCCGTAATGACTAGCATTCCAGCTTTTTCCATTTGTGCAATTTGTTTTCCAGCTAGAACCATTGCTGTCTCGTTGACTTGTGCTTGATTTGGAAACATCCCTGCTTTTTCTAATCTAGCAAAAACTTGTCCAGCTTTTAAGTCTCCGATGGATTCTATCTGTGGTGCATAAACTTGTGTGGCTATTTTCTCTAGAGTTCCGCTTTCCATTAGTTCTTTAGCATATGCATAGCCAGCTCTTTTTGTCATGATATAAGCTTTTTTCTCTGTTTTAGGTTTCCCTTTTAGAGCTTCTTCCTCTTCAGGAGTAAGAGCTACTTCTTCTGCTGACTCTTCATCTGGAGCGTCTTCCATCTCTTCTTCATCTTCTTCATCTTCTTCATCTTCTTCTTCTTCAGCTTGCTTACTATAAAGAGCCCCGTAGATGCCTTGAAGCAATTGAGCCTCTGCTGTTTTTACAGCATTGACATCTTGTGTTTTCTTGTCAGCATCTAACAAATAGCCTACAGCATCATTGTCATCTGCATCAAGAGGATTCTTAGATCCAGCGATACCTTCATTAGTTTCTTTGGATTTGTCAGCTGTGACGCCTGGTCCGACTTTTTTACGAATGTCAGTATCTAGGACATCTGCTTTTGTATTTTCAATGTGATCATCAGCTGCAGTTTTCTCCATTCCATTAAGGATTGAACGAATATCTGACAATCTATCATTGTATCCATATGCATTTCCCATATATAAATAACTCCTACATTAAAACATTATTTTATATAAAATAGTTATCTGCCAAAACGGTTAACCCATTGAGAGCAGACTGATTGTGAGCTAAAAAGTTAAATTTATACGCATTGTATAAATCGCTTATCTTATGCTCGTCTGAATAACTTGAGCTTTTTATTATTGTAATCTTGTTACCTCTACCTTTGTGTCTTCTACTTCCAGGAGAGATACACGTGCGTTTTATTATTGTTATTCTCATAGGAGAGGAATCAGAATATATGACTCTTCTCTTCTGATTATGCCTTGTTAAAGGTCGGCCTGAGCCTAGACGTTTGAATATACGCATAAGTCCACTATGATCATCTTCATCATTTTCCATCATGTCTGGTATAAAATCGTCGTCAAGCAACCTAGAGAATCCTCCACCTAACATCGGAGAGACACTGTCATGACTATCCTCTTCATTAATTAGTTTAAGGAATTCTTTCAACGAAAGCAATATTTTATTTTTTATACTTGAAGATAATACATCCTTCGTAGGGTGCTCTTTAAGTTTTTTCATAGTATCGTCCGGCATGTCTTCCTTATTAATACTGCGTTTCATCGTGTTGATGGTTTGACCTTCATCAACTTTACCTGCAATTAGCCCTTCAATTTTTTTTTCTAATTCTGAAATTTTATTTAGCAAAGATTTTTTATTCATTGCGTTGCTATGAAATTTTTTAACCTTAGGTTCTTTAATTTTAAATTTATTAAGTTTTAATTTCTTAGGGCTATTGAATCCGAGAGGTTTATTTGTAGAGAAATTGGTGTCTCTTGTTCTTAAATTCGCTACTTTTTTTAGAACATAAGCTGTTCTGTCTGCAGGGCGAAATACTATTGATATATCAAAGAATATAGGATTAGGATTAATAGCGTAAACCTTTCTTCCGTCCGGCATGATTTCGTTCATATCATTTTTTAGATGAGTGCAGTAGTCACTAATCTTGCTAGCTTTATTCCCGCATATAGAACAGACATCATACTTTAGTTTAGCAGCCATAGATACTGGTATGTCTTCGCTATTTTCTATTTTTTCTAGTTCGTCATGACATAGGTCATCGATCATAGAGAAAACACCTTCGACACGTTTCATTGCATCGTTCCATGTGACAAATTCTATGTCTCCGTACTTTTTCTCAGGGTCTTTATTTTTATGGTGCTTGTATAGATATCCGTGTTTTTTAAAACTAGGATAGCATCGCTTAAGGTCAGCTTCGGAGAACCAGTCTCCGTTTTTGTTCGACCCGTAGTATTCTCCTGCTCCTAAAAAAAGAGCAAGAAGCTTAGTTCTGCCTGGTTCTTTTTTAATTGTCTTGAGATAGTCCTTAGTTTTCATGCAAGCACTGTCTGAAGCAGCTGACTTGATAAAACTTCTAGGGTTATCGATAATCCTTAATGATTGTTCATTGAAGGAAAAATCATTAGTTATGATTTTTCCTTCTTTTAAGAACGACATATTAGGATTGGTTGTTATAATATTTGACATTATATATCCTAATAAACTATAGTGTTCTAACCTCTTCTCCGGTGTAATCGTCTACGTTGGCGACTAGGTCTGTTTTTGCATCAAGGATTCTTGCTTCCACTTCATCCGCCCAAACGACCATTTTGTCTTTTGCATCGGTGTCAGCATTTCCATCTATTTTGTATGTAAACGGAAAACCTGAAATCATTTTTCTTAGTTGAGTAGGAACAGAAAAAGATGGAGGCCCAGTAAAGGAGCCACCTACGTCAACTGTGGGCTCACTGAATTTTGTTATCTTTTCTTTTTCTACTTCGTTTGGAGTGTTAGTTATTTTTGCATAAAAAATATTATTCTTTATCCAAGTTGGTATTTCTATCTTCATTAGAATTAGTCCTTTTTAGGCTCTTTGCCCTCAACAGTCTTTTGTAACTCGGCTATAGTCTTAGCCTCATACGGTCCGAACACTGAATATCCAGATGCTTCCCTTAGATGAGCTTTAACAATCTCAGGATCAGCAGCAATGTTAGGAGCAATATTGATCATGCTCTTGTACATCTTTGCTAAATTCTTAGGATCACGCTCAGAAAGGATGTCATCATTAGAGGATAAATCTTCGAATATCTGTTTATGTTTTAGTGCCAAGGCTATACGTTCACCATCATTTAAGTGTTCGGCTTTCATATAATTTTCTTTAGAATTGCCTTGCGCTTTCATTATTGTCTTTAGTGCATTGTCTGCCATTGCTACGCCGAAGTTTGATTGCTTCTCTATTTCTTTAAGAGCATGAAGGTCCTCTATAATCTTAGTCCCGAGGGAAAGCAAACTGCTTCTCTTCACGATGCTTTTGCTAGCAAGAGTGTGATTTACTCCTAATGTATTTGCACAAGATTTTATTAGAGGAATGCTAGAGTTTCCAATCGAGGAATAAAGATCGTCAAAATAATCTTCTGTATTTTGATCGTCCTGGGCAAGCTTAAATAGCAAGCTGTTAATGTTCTCACTAGCATGTTTAGTTATAGTTTCTTTAGCATCTAGCAATGTTTGCTCATAATGCTTCGTCATCTCTTTTTTTCTCTGTGCTTCTTTAACCATAGTTTCTTTAGACTTTGTAACTACTGGCGATCTAAGAGGTTGGGCTGTATTAGAAACATTGTGCGGCATATAAAAGTCATTGCCAATGCTAGCTTTCTTTTGCAGAGATTCATTATCCATCTCTTCGTTAGCCTCTGAAAGGATTATTTTCTTTGGGTCAGCAATCTCGTATTCTTTTGTTTTATCGTCAGCGACTTTTAAAAAACTCAGCCATCTCTCTACGTTGACATTTTCAATAACACGCTGAGTAGCTTCTTTATTAAGCTTACTAGCTGACTTTATTATAGCGTTATTGACGTCTGTCCCCCCACGAATGAGATCAAGGGCATTCTCTGTCACACTGTTTATCTGCATTGTCATTTCGTTCATGTGTTTTACCTTCTACCTCTGTAGACGAATAAGACTCTTTTAGAATCTTAATTGCCAATGTATGTATTTGGTTATTTTCTGATTCAGAAGATGTATGTTTTTTAAGTAAACTATAAATATCTACTAGCCTTTTATATTGAGCTGTAGTTTCATTGTCCCCGAAGAAAAATTCTTGGGCAAGCCTCTTCTCCATATGCACCAGTATCTTAGCCATGTCAAAGTTTTGACTAAGATAGAACCCACATAGAAATTCAAATCCGAATTTCAGAGCTTGGTCTTTAACTTCTTTTTCTGTATCGTTCTGTATCTTCTCGACAATATCATACTTTTCTAAATAACTGTGCCCACTTACATAGTAAAATATTTTTGAATATATTTCCACAACTTTTTCTTTTATTTCTAATGCATCAGATATTTTCTGATAATCATTACTAATAAGCAGAAATGCTTCTAGCACAAACGGGACAAGGCTACTGCTCTTCTTGCTTTGATATATGCTAAGTGCAGCTTGACCATCACGCATAGAGAACATCGAATCTTTTTTGTTTTTATTTCCAAAAGATACGTTATGTATTGTACTTATAGCATCATCTAATAATTCTGGTGCATCAATCCCCCGATCGGAGTCAGCTATCATGACCTCCTTCACGGGAGTTTGTTCTAACAATTTTTTGATTGTCTTGTGCTTTATTATATTTATGTAGATTATGTCTGGTGGATATATATTCATGTCTAGGCCAAAGTTCTATTTAAATCTTTTTTATGAATATCCATAATAACACTACCCATTCCCTCGAAGAGATCTTGAACTTTTGTCTCAAATTCAGAGAATTCGTTTAACCCGAAGTCATTTTTGATCTTATAAGCATGATACCAGATCAGCATTAAGATCTTGCCGAGCTTATCCATAGCATTATTTAGATGTGGAAGATATTTTTTTATTACTACTCCTGGATTCTGGAGTTTAGATAACGAGCCAGTAATCCCCTCATTCATAAGGTCTAGTCCTTTTGTGTTAGACAGAGAGATAAGATCTTGAGTGTTAATGTCTGGAGCATTTCCAGCTGCATCGTTAGGAGCAAGTTCACGCTGAGGATACTCTATTCTGCCCGAGTGATCCATAGATTTTTCATTCTCTTCTACCTCTGGGTATATTAAATCGTGGTCAGGAACATCATCCACTGGGTACATATCATTAGCAGTTACATTCCCCATTGCTTTTTTAACGAAGAAGGTTCTATCATTGAGAACTAGATCGCTAGCCATTGGAAGACTAAGATCATACTTGTATGCAATATTCATTATGGCATTTTGTGCTGATGCGTATTTACAAAGATGTTCGCCATTATAATAAAGATTCTCGCTTGCAAGCTTTATCTGATCAACCTTTTTATACATTTCGCTATCGATTTCGCTATTAGTTAGAATCCTAAGCTTAGGCTTACCGCTAACCTCTATAACCATTGTGTCTTCAGGCACATAAGTGTGATTATCTATAGTGCTTATTGCGGTACCTGAACGTGTTTGGATAGTGAAAGTATCGTGATCTGTATCTTGCCAGCCATTAGGAGATTCTTCTTCGTAAGGAAGAATCCTTTCAGTAGCAGTAAAAATAACTTTGTCTTTACATGTAGTCTTTTGTCGAACAAAGAATGGAATTGAGAAATTTCCATCATCCTGATTCTTCGCATGATCGTAGAATATATATGTCTTGCCTTTTTTCATGCTTTTAATAGGGATTGTCTTAAGCTTTTTGATAGCATCCAATAGTGTATATTCTGCTGGTTGGACTAAAAGTCTGTTGTCAGTTACATACCCGTAGTCTCCAGATTCTAGAGATAACACTAGAGCATCATCGCTGCGTTCAGATCCATAATGAAAAGGAGGAAGATCTCTTTCACTGTACTCATCATGTCGACTGTGAAAGTGTACAGCTGATAGTGCCACTAAACATTCTACTGCCCCTTGGCTAGTAGGGATAGTATAGATACCGTCAGACAAAGGTGCAGAGAGCTTAGTCTCATAGTTGACATCATAAGACTTACCAGTCATTTCCTTGTCTCTTTCATCATCTAGAACATATCCTAATTTTATAAATGCTTGCTTGTCTTTAAGGCTTCGTCCGGCCATCTTCTCCATAGAGGTTATTCTCCTGAAGATAGGCTTTCTATCTTTTCTCTCTATGGTGCAGGCTGTCTTGATTACAGATGTAAAATCGTCTTGGTATTTGTCAGAGAAATATTCCAGCAAGCTTGCGTCTTTTTCTAGCATGTTAAGGAATTTTTTCTTTACTGCAACATTTGCTTCTTTAACAAAGTCAAGAACGTTAAACTCTTTTAAGGAAGAAGTCTTCCCCATTAGTCCTTCAGGTGATATAATATTATGAATGTCAAATGGACGGCTACCTGTGTTAGGAACGTCTTTGACTCCTTCTCCTAGTGTCGGGTGTTTCTGAGATAAGAAGTATTGCAGCCACTCCTCATTAAGAGGATAAGTTTTGTTATCTTTGTGATCGTGCATTATTACTATATCTTTTAGTTCTCCGTTAATAAACATAACTGGTAATTCAAAGAACTTACCATTTAGGTTTAGGATCATATAACCGCTTCCTTTGTTCTCTTTTTCGTCAAAGTCGGTGATATTAAATCCTTTAATATATTCAGTTACTTCTGGAAGCTTAGACTGTAGATAAGAAAAAGCAATTTCATTTAATTCTTGTTCAAATTGTTTTGGCATCGTGTATCCTCTTAGTATCCTATTTTGTTCTTTCCAAAATCACGTCCGTATAGAGCAGCAGGGGAATAATGCAAACCGTGTATATCTGCTTTCTCTCCTTTGTGTGCAGCTCCCATGATCTTGCTCTTTAAATGTATAGAGTACAGTCTCTCGACCCAGTTGTCTTTGTACTCAGGTATATCATCAAGTCGAATCATTACCGGAGTGAACGGAGGTTCTTGGTCAGTGACATCTATCTTATTATAGCCTGTTTCTTTTAAATCGGCAAGCATACTTTTTGTTAATTTAGTTCCAACAGTATAATGCTGTAGAGGTTTTGCTAAAAATTTATTTTTCGCTAGAGGTAAGTCAAGAGTTTGCACCCCCTTAGGTGCATATTCTTTTTGTGCCTTAGAAAACGACACAATATCTCCTGTGACGAAATCATTAAATTGAGTATGGTCGGTTATTTTTACATGATCAACCATCTTGCTTGCTAGAGACTCCATGTGTATCTTGTTGACATTTCCTTTGCCGTCCTCAATATACGCTTGTTTCAATCCATTAGAAAGAAATCTCTTGCCTTCACCTATGCCTCGTAATCTAGTGATGTCGGCTGGATTAACAACGCCGTCACTAAGGATGCTTCCTGGCTCGACATCATCTCCAACTTTGACCTTTAGTCCTAGCCCAGGGGAAACATAGTGTTGCTTACCTTTAATGGACACATAGAATCCACCCTGTGGAGCCTTGTCTATTTTATCAACAGTTCCCTCATGCTCAGATACAGTCGCCCCACCAGCAAAAGTTTTTGGAACTTTTAGCATTTGTTGTACTAATTCTATACCGACTTTTTTCTTTGCTAAGAGTCCACCGCTGTGCTTTACATCTAGGGCTCCTTGTGTGAATGGTTCAGACAATGCAGCTGAGCTATTAAGTCCAGAGGCATGCCCTATTACTGGAACTGTTCCTCTTTCATTAAAACCGTAGCATTTTTGGCATATACCTGATGATGCAGCACAAGTCTCTGGAGATCTCAGTATAATGAATTTCTTTTTGGCTTTTTTTAAATCAGACAACATTCGAGTATCTACCGTCGTACCAGCTTTGTACCTACCTGAACCCATTGCAAGTGTTCGGCCTAGATTCTCTTGGTCATCTATAGGTACTTTGACTCCGTTGGTTGTGTGGCAATCATCAGTAGTCACAATTATTTCACTAGTAACATATCCTAACTGTTTGTTGAAAAATCCACTAATAGGAGTAGAGAATTTTGTAGAGATAACACCTTTGCGGGTTCCTGGAGCCATTGCCCAATACTCTGCTGGTTCTAATCCTTCTGCTAATGAATGAAGAATAGGGACTTGTACTGGTGCGCCCTTAACATCAGAAAACATTATAGGTGATGTTATAGTAGAATTAAGCTGTGAGGGCTTTCCACGAGATCCAGAATAAACTATCTGTGCTAAACTGTTTCCTTTTCTTAGGCCATCCTTCAATGTCTGCTTGGTATATTTTTCCTGTAAATTAGCAAATACTTTATTTACTTTGGCAATATTCATTTTGCCATTCATTAAATCATCTGAAGCTTTAAATAATTCTGTTCTATCAGTCACTGGAGCAAAGTCATCCAAGGTTATAGACGATGTGTCAGCGTAGGCCACTTTCTGTGCCATACCTTTCATCTTCATGACTATAGTTTTATATTGCCCTGGATGTTTACTCGCTACCTCGCCTAAAAGACTAGTCATGTTCTTTTTATTTAAAGATCTCTTATAGTCTCTTAAGCCTACTGGAAGGAAAGAATTTACCATAGCCTGTCCAGCGGTAGTTTCCATTATCTTCCTAACATTTTAATTGCTGTACTTAGTGCGACATTAGCTTTTGCTTGAGCAATCATCTCTTGCGGCATTCCTTGCGGCATTCCTTGCGGCATTCCTTGCGGCATTCCTTGCGGCATTCCTTGCGGCATTCCTTGCGGAGGCATTCCTATTGGCATGCCTTGCATCTCAGGAGGCATCCCTTGCATCTCAGGTGTCATCATTCCTTCTTCTGCTCCTTCAGGGGGCATCATGCTCTGGTTAGGAGCTTGTTCTGGAGGAAGGCCTGGTTCTTGCTGCTGAGAGTTAAGTACTTCTTCCATTTGAGGAGCCATAGACCTCATGCTATTTGCATTC